TCGAAAGGAATCATTGTTGGTGAACCGGGCATAATTTGTGTTTGCATCCACTTTGCTTCCAATGTTTTTGGGCAAAGAGTTTCTTCAACTTTCACAGCACCAACGGTGATAGTGCGTTGAGTGAATGCAGTTGTGCCTGATGGATTGTAACCACAACCGTCTGCTTGAAAGAAAACAGTTGAAGCAAGGATGTTCAAAGCAGATGCAGATTTGATACCTACTTGAACTTGGTTAGAAGATTGCAACAAGGTTGCAGTTTTTGACCCAAAAAGGGCTTTAACCAACAAGTCAGTTGACTGTTCGTTGGTGTAATTAGCGAGTGATCCTACTGAGAATGCCATAGTTTTATTTGTTTATTGCGTTTTTGAATTTTTTAAGTGCTTCAAACTGGTCGTTCTTTTTGTTTGAAACGGGAGTTTTGGTTGGTTCTTCTGAAGGCAAGTCAGCAACTTTCTCGATCAAGTCGATTGCTTTGCTCATTGCTTCTTTGTGTGTGTTGTTAGATGCAGTCAATGTTTCCACCTTAGCAGTCAATTCAGCAATGGCAGTTTCCATCTTGGCAACTACTTCGTTGAATGCAGATACGGTTGCGAACTCTTCGGCTTCAACTTCAACTTCGATTTCAGGTTCAACGATTTCAGTAACGATTCCGTCAACAGTTGTCACCAACAATCCACCTTCAACCTCGTGAGTTGCATCAGGTGCTGGGATATCACCCTCAGCAGTTTGAACGAAGATGGCAGTACCGATTGCCAATTCACCTTCGTAAGTAATTACAGTGCCATCGGTCAAAGTAGCAGTCGCTAATTCAACGGCAACGGGTTCGTCAGAGAATCCAAGCATTGTGCGGATTTCCTTGAGTGTTTCTTTTGCGTTCATTTGTTATATAATTAGGTTTTTGTTTTAAGTGTTGCAATTTTATTTGCCATTCCATTTGGAAAGCAAGGATTTCATCTCCTCAATTAGTTGCTCATCAGCATCAACTGGAAAGTCAAAAACACCCTCAACCGAGAATCCTTTGAACTCACCTGACTTAACCTTTGCCCACACTTCTTCGTTGTCGATTAAATAAGACACAAACCAAGAACCATCGGCAACTTCTTCAAATCCCTTCGGTGGCATCACGCCCCGTTCACGATCAATGATGTATGATTCAAACAAGCTCACGCCATCTGCGATGGGTGTTTTGTGGTGTGTGTTCACCGCATCGTACTTGTTTGACCTTGCCCACTTCTTTGCAATCTTGAAGATGCTCTCCTTATCAAATACCACATAGTATTCACCCCGAACATCATCCCTTCGGTAGATGGGTAGATCAGCAATCATTGCTGCACCTGTCACGATGCGTTTCTCTTCGTCTTTGATTTCAAACCTTTGGGTGATTTCTGCAAATGCAAGAAAGTCCTTTTGTATGGCTGGAGTTTCTACCAAAGAAACGAACTCAATGCCCGTTTCCTCGTCAAACTCGTTGATGTCTAATTTGTAAACTGGTAACTTCATCTTTCTTAAATAGCACTATTTGACAACGGATACTTTTCTCGTAGTATCCACACGATCGGTTGTTCTTCGGATGTCACCTTCAGTCACAAAAACCTTTGTGTCAAATCCGCTCACGGTTGGAAGTGATGAGCTGATATTTGGTGCAGACATTTGTGGAATTCCTCCTCCGTTCATTTGTGCAGGTGCTGATGCTGATGGCTGACCACCTTTCAAGATATCCTTTGCCCTCTTTGCATTGTTCAGAATCATTGCAGCAAGTGCCACATATTTTGCAATACCAGCAATACCACCCGTTGCGACATTGTCCGGTGATGGTGATGTTGTCACGGTCATTGCATTTGAAATACTCATTGCCGTATCTGCCGCGATTGTTCCCAATGCCAACACTTTACCAGCAGCAGTTTGTTGACCAACAAGACCAATTACAGCATTTGCCAAACCTATAGACGCATCGAATAAATCTTGTTTAGATTGCTTGATGGCTGCATCGTTGGCAAGTGCATCGGCAGTTGCTTTGTCGTTGATTACTTTTTTCTTTGCCGCTTCTTCTTCGTCAAGTTTTAATTGATCCGCAACATTCTTTTTGTTAAGTGCAAGTTCTGCTGCATCCACTTCAGCAGTTGCTACAATTGCCAAATCCGCGTATTTCTGATCAATTAACGCCAACGCTTCAGCATTCCCGGCAACCGCAATTTGTTCTTGAATTTGTGCTTCTTTTAATGCTGCAAGTTTGTTCTCATATTCTATTTGAATCCGTTCATCCTCAGTTGTTGCTTGTGCCAAACGGCTTTGTCGTGCTGCGTCATTTGCTGACAACTCAGCGGAAATAACCTGATCAAGATGGGTCTTTCTTATGGCTTCAAGTTTGGCTTGTCTATCCAGTTCGTCTTGTAGTTCTTTTGCAATCCTTGCTTTGCGTTTGGCTTCTGATTCCTTGTTGGCATCGGTTTGTGCTTGTGCTTGGGTTGTTGCGTACTTGCCTTCTTCAACTTCCAAAATCTCCAACGCATTCTTGGTGTCAAGAATTATCTTGCCCCATTCCTTCTCCGTGTTCTTGCCGTAGTTTGCACGAGCTTGTGCTAAGTCATTAGTCAACTTCTCCCGTTGTTTGCTAAATGCACCAACCTCATCTCCTCGTGCTTTTAAGAGTGCAATCTCTCGGTCAAGTTGCTCATTTGATTTTGCAGTTGTCTTGTTCAACTTGTCTAATGCTCTATCTTGTGCGGATGTCACACCAACGAAATCGGTAAACTGCTGAACTAATCCACCAATGACATCCGCCATCTTGCCAAGACCAGGAATCAAACTCATCACGGCTTTTTTGAGTGTATCAAAATTGGTGATAATCAATGTCAATGCAACTCCAATCACGCCAAATGCCAAAGTAGACATATTGCCCAACGCTTTGAATGCGTTAATCACACCACCTTTGATGTTTCCTGCAATTGCCGTGAATTGTTGTTGAACTTTTCCAAGACCTTCAAGACCATCGGCAAGTGCCATCGCACCTTGCAGTTTGACCATTGTCTTTTCCAAGTCCTTTGATTGATTGCCGAACAACGCCATTGCCCCTTGTGCTGCTTGGAATCCACGAGCAACACCCGAAACAACTGTTTGTAATTGTGCGAACTTGTCGGGATTGACCGCTTTCACACGATCATTGAAGTCATCCATCCTATCACGAGCAGATGCAAGTGCCGCTTCTGCCTTTCGTGCTTCAGGTGAGAACTCGCCAAACTGCATCACCGCCTGTTGGGCTTCGATGGTTAGTGCCTTTATTTCGGACTTCATTGATTTGAAGTCGGGCTTTTTGACGGTTAGGTCAATCGTTGCGTTTAGTGCCATTAGTGTCCTTCTGCTATAATGTAAAATTGAACGCCATCAGTAGTGATGACATCGTATGAATGTGCTGATGTTTGTGTGTGCGTATCGCTGCCATCAATTTGTGCAGCAGTTGCCGTGTCAATGGTCACTTGATGTCCGGCTAATGGCTTTTTGATAATCCAAGTTTTACCACTTAGTCCACTTGGATCGGGTAGAGTGATGGTAAAATTCCCGGCAGTTGTTGACGCTATAATTAACCAATCATATTTTGTTGCCGAATAGTTTGCGGAAACGGTTGTAACTGCACCACCACTCAAATAGTTTGGATACATCTCAAAGTTGCCGACATAGAGTGTGTCCGATTTGGTAACTTCAAAGTCATCGCAGACAAGTGCCACACTTCCATCAACGCCCACCCCAAAGACGGTGTCAATCACTCCAAGTCCTGAGTTGTTGATGTTGATTGGAGATTGGACAATTCCCGTTCCCACAAACACACCACTTCCATCACTCTGACTTGTGCCAACGCTGATGCCTTTGATGCCCGGTTTGAATGGAAAGTTACCTGCTGGATACAAATCACCATAGGTTTCCACTTGCTCACCTCCAGCCGTTCCAGCACCCACCACTTTGATGGTTTGTGTTGCCGGTGGGATGAACTGAGCCAAAAGAAATTCGCATTCATAAACGCCTTCTTCAACCGGATTGTAGTCGCTGACCTTGTTCAATCTCCAGTATTGACCTTCAAAGAAATACAAGTTGTTGAATCGCAAGTTGTACCAATCCGATGGCGTGATTCTGAAATAAGCTCTTACAATCTTGGAGTTCCTATTGGTGATCTCCGTGATGAATCGATAATAGAAATTTGTGACAAGGTTGAAGTTGCCGTATTGATAACCAGCACCAACACCAAGTTCTTTCGGCATACCAAATAGTATGTCAAAGGTCGGTGCAGTAACTGAATCGTAGTGAATCGTCATCGGCAATTTGGTTTGCGGATAAACGATGGAATCCATATATGAAAACAACAACAAATCCCAATACACATCGGATTGCAAACCACCATAATACATTATACGCAAATCACCATCCTTCTCAGATTCCACATAACTCAACACAAAGTTCTTTTGGTTGTTGTTGTAGTTCTTGATTTGGGTAGGCGAGAACACAATGTCAATCTTCTTCTCCGTTTTTACAAAGTCATTGTCAATCTTGTATGTGCGTGAGCCATAAGTTGATTGATACATTTCTTGATATTCTTTGTTGGATGTATCTGCTCCCTCTTTGTAACTGAACACATAAGGGTTTGCATCAAGATCACCCATCGGTATAATCTCAACGGGTTGTGAGTAGTCCAACTTCTTTGTCCAATCCACATTTACACCATTGTAGAAATCATCACGGGGAACAATCCGCAGAACCTTTGGTTGGTCTTGGCTTGGCTCAATGTACAAATTGAACATCTTGACAAAGCTCATCAGCATATCGGATTGCTTGACTTCGGAGTTTAAGAACTGAGCAAAATCCGTTGTTGACCCATACCCATAATTAAACCCAGTACAGTTGTTTTCCAAGAATGAATTGACAACCATTGCCAATGTGAATTGGGCATCAGTTAATTGATAGTTATTAACAACATTATACACCCCCATCATTTTTAATTTGACGCTATCTCCAACCAGTAGATTCTGCAAGTCAAAATGTAGGTGATACGCACGAGTTCCTCCAATCGTATTTCCAACAAGTGATTTTTTAATCAGCTTATCATTCACATATATTCCAATACCAATTCCGAAAGTAGTGGTAAGTATTGACGGGAATATGTTACTCAACAAAAGTTCCAAGTATGCTTCAAAGACATAGTTCCCTCCAGCAGGTACAATGTAAGCAC